ACCGAGAATACCCCGGTGCCCCCGCCCCCTATTCCCTAATAATCGCTGTCAACAGCCGGCGATTACGAAAAACTCCAGGTGGGAACCTTTACCGCCCTCTGGAGTTTTTTTATTGCTTGCATAACGCAGAGTTTAAGTATAATGGGAGCGTAACAAGAAAAAAACACTATATATAGTATAAGGAGAAGCTGTGAACGCTATTATGGGTGCCTTAATGGAGAAGTTGCTTCTCGGCCTGGTGGCATATTTAGAGAGCCCCGACTTTAAAAAACGGGTTGTCGTCATTCTGGAGAAAATCCAGCAACAGGCGAAAAACCCGTTAATTATTTCTGCTATCGAAATGATACAGGAAGCTCTCAACGTGCCCACAGCGGCTCCGGTGAAGTAAGATGCCGAAAAAAGTTTACGACGGCGGAGCGCCGGAAGACCTTACTCCCGGCGTGTATTCTCAGATTAGCGTCGATGTCGATAAAATGATTGACGCTGCGGAAGGGGGTGTTAGAAATGGCGAAGAAAAAAGGGTCGAAGAAGGGAAAGCCCTGCAAATAGTTTCACGTGAAACGTCTGACGTGCAGCCGAACGGCTCCGTGCTGCCGGTGCCCTTAAACGCTAAGAAGTCGTGGGGAAACAAACCGGAGCCGAGCGCATACCGGGAATACTTCGAGGAATACGTTGCGCTGGGCGACGACCGGAGCGCCGACAAGGTAGCGGAGAAGTTTGATTTGACGCACTGGCAGATGAATAAAATCTGTACCGAGTGGTGCTGGGTGGAGCGCATTGAGCTGATTGAACATGAGCGGGCGCTTATCCAGTCGATTGTGCGGCAGGATGATGTTACGGCGGCCCTCCAGGCAGTTTCAATCGGCATGGCCCGCGAGCTGTTGCAGCGGGTTAAGGTTGACGAAAAAACGGGAATGATAACCGGGATAAAGGATTTACAGTTTGAAACGAAGCGTGACCTGGAGCGTTGTGTAGATATGGTGCTGCTTATCAGGGAGAAGGTTTTTTCCGATGAACAGGTTGCAAACAAGCCAAGGGGAGCGGGTAGATTACCAGCGGGCGGCATGGGCGGGCGTCCGGTGATTAACTTTATAATAAGGAAGTGATGGCACAGCAAGCGTACTCATTAGACAGGATATTTGATTATCGACACGTGCCTACGGTACGTGAGTTCTCAGAGTGCGATAAGTTCATCCGCCTGATAACCGGGCCTTTTGGCTCGGGGAAATCGTCAGGCTGTGTCATGGAGATATTTAATCGGTCGTGTGAGCAAACGCCGTGGGCTGACGGCGTGCGCAGGTCGCGGTGGGCCATTATCCGCAACACCATGCCGCAGCTCCAAGACACGACGATGAAGACGTTCTTTTACTGGTTTCCTAAAGATGCGTATGGCATCTGGAACGAAACAAAGCATTTATTCATAATGAAGTTTCCGCTGGACGACGGCACTTCGTTTGAGTGCGAGATACTGTTTAGAGCCCTGGATAATCCTGACCACGTGCGAAACCTTTTGTCGTTGGAATTGACGGGATTATGGTTCAATGAATTGCGAGAGATACCTCACGTCATTTTTGACACCGCCCAGGGCCGCGTCGGTAGGTTCCCCCCGCCCGCCGATGGCGGCTGTACCTGGCAAGGTATCATCGCCGATACAAACCCTCCCGATACCGAACACTGGATATACAAGCTGTTCGAGGAAGAACTCCCTGACAATGCCGCTATCTTTCACCAGCCATCCGGCATTTCTCTTGAAGCCGAAAACGTACCAAACTTACCAAAGAATTATTATAAGAACCTGGCGATAGGAAAAGACGCGGGCTACATAGATGTCTATATCCACGGCAAGTATGGGTACACGCGCCAGGGGAAACCGATATATCATAATTATAATGATAGCGTCCACTGCGCGAAAGAGCCGATTGCCGCAGAGCCGGAGTCGCCGTTAATCGTGAGCTTTGACTTCGGCACAACGCCCGCGTGCGTCCTCACGCAGCTCAACCGCAAGGGCCAGTTTGTAATCTTAGATGAAATATGCACGCAGAGCATGGGGCTCGAACAGTTAGTGAAAGAGCTGTTCATCCCGCTCAAGCAGTCAAAATATCCGCGCTTTAAATACTTTGTCACTGGCGACCCCGGCGGCAGCGCCCGCAGCCAGAACGATGAAATTACCTGCTTCCAGATACTAAAGAAGCTCGGCTTCCCCGCCGCAACACCCGCCTGGACAAACCTATGGACGCCACGGTTTAATGCGATTGACCACTACTTAACGTCAATGGTTGCCGGGCAGCCGGCGTTTATCTTATCGCCGAACTGTAAAACGCTGCGCAAGGGGTTCATATCAGAATACAAGTGGCGCAAGATACAGGTCGTTGGAGAAGACCGCTATTCAGATAAGCCGAACAAAAACATCTTTTCTCATATCCAGGATGCGGCACAGTATGCGGCCCTGGCCGCTCGGAGAGGCGAACAAAACAATATCCGGCAAAGCGAACTAATGAGTACCGTAGTTCCGCAGATAGTTCCGAGCCCTAATGCGTGGTCATAAAGGAGTAAGCCAATGCTGCGAGTAATGAATAATAACCAGGTCGATGAAATGAAGCGCCAGGAAGATATAAAGGGCGGCGTGCTGCCTAATCCCGATGAAAGCAAAAAAGAAGAACAGCTTATGTGTGAGCTGGCGTCGCGCGTGCGCACGGCCTGGGATACGGCGAAGCGGGCCAAGACTGATATTGAGGCACAGATGCTTAAAAGTTTGCGGCAGAAGAACGGCCAGTACGAGCCGGAAAAGTTAGCCGCAATCAAGAGCATCAACCAGCCGGAAGTCTATGTCATGGCTACCGATACGAAGTGCCGGTCAGCAGAGGCATGGGTTAAGGAAATCATTTTTCAGCCGAACGAAGCGCCCTGGGATATTTCCCCGACGCCGGTGCCGGAGCTGCCGGTCGATATTCAGGAACAGCTAAAGCGCCAGCTCTTAATGAAGATGATGGCGCTGGCCTATCAAGAAGCAGCAATGGCTCCTGACGACACGCCGGGCGAAGTTGACCCGCAAGAGATATTCTCCAAGATGCAGGAAATGTCACCCGACATAATGAAGGCGGCCAAGATACTGCTGGAGCGCAAGGCTAAAGACGTTTGTAAAGACATGAAGCAGGAGATTGAAGACCAGCTCGTTGAAGGCGGCTGGTATGAGGCCCTGGAAGAAAGCATTTTTGACGTTATCACCATGAAGGCGGGCTTTGTCAAGGGGCCGGTGTTTGTGAAGAAGAAAAAGCGCACACCCGTAAGTAATCCTCTGACCGGCCTTATCTCCGTTCAGGTTCAGGATGAAATCATTCCGCAGTACAGCTACGCCTCACCGTTTGACATCTATCCCGCGCCGAACTCAAACGGCATTGATGATTTATGGCTCATTCATCATATCCAGCTCACGCCGACCGAACTGAATAACCTGCTGGGCGCTCCCGGTTTCCGTGACGATGAAATACGGGAAGTGCTTGACGAGTACCGGGCCGGCGGACTGAAAGAATGGACAGCAATATCAACCGAGCGCAAGGCGCAGGAAAACAAGGACTCAAGCGCTGAGTTTATCTATGAAAAGATTGATGCCCTGGAGTATTGGGGCAGCGAACAGGGCAAGGTTCTTTTGGAGTGGGGGATGCCTCCCGTAAAGATACCTGACGCGGACAAGGACTATAATATATGCTGCTGGCTTATTGGCCGGCACGTCATAAAGGCGATGCTTAATCCTGACCCGTTAGGGCAGAAACCGTTCTCGAAGGCATCGTTTGTCGAACAGCCGAACTCCTTTTGGGGAAAGGGGCTGCCGGAAGTTGTCGCCGACCTGCAAGGAATTATCAACGCCATCGCCCGCGCACTGGTGAATAACGTCGGCATGGCCTCGGGGCCGATGATTGAACGCAACATCGACCGCATACCTCCCGGCGAGTCGAAGACCCTGTGGCCCTGGAAAGTGTGGGATGTAACGGATGCACAGATGGGGCACAGCGCTCCGGCGCTGCAATTCTACCAGCCGCAGATGTTTGTCGAGAAGCTGGTAATGGCCTATAAGCACTTCGCGGGATTGCTTGACGAGCACTCCGGCGTTCCTGCCTACGCGCACGGCGACCCGAACGTAGGCGGCGGCGCAGGACGAACAGCAAGCGGGCTCTCCATGCTCATGTCCGGCGCGGCACGCGGCATCAAGCAGGTTATCAAGGCCATCGACGCGAAGATTATCAAGCGCACCATCGAGCGGCAATACTACTGGAACATCGAACAGGCGGAAATGAAGAACCTTATCTGTGACTACAAGATACACGCTAAAGGAACCAGCGTGCTCCTGGCGAAAGAACAGCAGTCAGTGCGCAGAACAGAGTTTCTTACCGCGACGGCTAACCCCATCGACTCGCAGCTCATGGGGCCTGACGGCAGACGCTACCTGCTTAAAGAAGTGGCAAAGAGCCACGAGCTTGACACCAGCCAGATGTTTCCTGACGACCTGGAATTAATGCTGAACAGCATGGAAGGATTGAATATCAATCAGGGGATGGGAGTACCAGGAACACCGCCCCAGCCGGCGATTGGCGGAGCACCGTCGCCACCGGCACCGGCAACACTCGATGCAGCAGGAGCGCCGGTTGTCGGAACCGATACGCGCCTTTTTAACCCACAAAACAAAGCGCCCGCAGGGGCACCACCAGCAACGGGAGGATAAGTTATGGCAGACAAACTTCAAAGCACAACCGGCGCGGTTCATCTTGTCAATGGAACCGTGACCTTTAAAATCCGCTACAATAAGGGCCGCGCCTTTCTGTATCTCAACTATACGAAGGGCGACGAAACCACGCTCGATTTCACGATGGCGTTTCTTGTGCCGGATGTTCACGCAACCAATGTCTATCAGATGGCGGCGCTTGCGTCGGGCGTTCTTGCCGCTTCGGGCTATCAGATAAACGGCACAAAGAAGCTCGTGTATGAACTGACAAACGTGCCGCAGAACGCGACCTCGGTTGTGCTGACCTTCGTTTTCACCAGCGTCGGCGGCGGAACTGCGGGGGTAGCAATCGTTGACCTGCTGGACGCGGACAAAGTGAGGATTTAATGCTGCGGGTGTATAAAGACCGCTACCATACATATTGTGTATTGTTTGGCTCGACACGCACCGGGAAGACCGTTCAGTATCGCATCCTCAACTACACTGGTGTAGAGATTGCAACGTGGACGGCTACCGGCGTGTATGAGCTGGGCTACGGGGCTTACGGCGTGCGCTTAATGCTCACGTCCGTATTCACCGGATATATCCAGTGGCGCGACGTGACAGACGGAAACATAACAACCGCAGAACCGATTACCGTCGAGGAAGATGCCCTGGCGCAGCTCAGTACGGTTTATAAGGTTGAAACCGGGCGCTGGAAAATCCTCAACAACCAGATGATATTCTACGACACGAATGGCACAACGCCGCTCCTGACCTTTGATTTGAAGGACTCCGCCGGAGCGCCGGCAGAAGAAGGCATCTATGAAAGAGCGCCGGTATGATAGTGACAAGGGGCCTCGGCGGCTCGCTCCTGATAACCCGAGGCTACGGCCCTTCTGGCATAGGCAGGTACATAAGGATAGTAATACTAAGGGCCGGCGAGTACCTGCGCCAGATGTTGCGCGGCAACGAATACTTGTCAAATATGTTGGCAGCCACGGAACGGTTTGCGCAGAAAGCCAGGGCTACCGAGTATGTATCACAACTGCTACAGACAATACCGCTGGTTGATGCCGAGCGCTCAACCGAAAATATAAGGACGGTGATTATGTCGCAGGACTTCATGGTTCATTATGCTTATAATGGCGAGTATTTTCACAGTACCCATCGCGTAGCGGAGTATATGACGCAAAAAGTACGGCACGAAGAATATATTGTTCAAACAACTTCCGCGTGCCCGCATATCAAAGCAAAGAGCTGGTGGCTTACCATGTTCGGGAGATAACTATGCTGCTTGGAACGTGTGTTAAAATTACTACCGATATAATTACCCCCGAAGGGGCAACCATTACTGCGGTAAAAATATCAATAGCGGATGCAGCCGGAACGATACGGGCCGATGCAGCGTCTATGTCGCTCGACGCCATTACCGGGGAGTATTATTACCTGTTTCAGTCAACGTCTGCAATGGCAGCCGGTGAGTTCAAGGTTATCGTTACGGCAACCGCCGGTGCCTATTCAGCCAAAACCGAACTTACTTTCGTGCTTGATACGCCGGAATTTCCGGTAGCACCAGTGACGCCCTAATGACTGCTATTTATAACGAAGATACCGTCGGCACCGTTCCCGGCGGAACGGATACCGGAGATATACTGCGCTGGAACGATAGCGCCGGTGCCTGGGAAGTGAAGCAGGAGCCGTGCGAGTTTCAAGGGATACTCTTAACTCCGGCAACAGCGGCCCTTATAGATGCCGAGGGCTTGATATATTATAACAGCGACCAAAAAGCAGTAATGGTTTGTACCGACATTTAAGGAGGAATTATTATGACAGTGACATGGAAGAAGCTGGCTTATGCCGAGGACACGGTTGCAAACAGCGTGCTGACCGCGAACAGCGTGCTTGTTGCCATAGTTAATGCAACCCCTGTGCCGCTCTCAATGACCGCAAGCACCATCCTCGCACGGCTCGCGGCTGGCGACATTGTGGCAGCCTCGGTGTCGGACATCCTGACGCTACTCAATGTTGAAGCTGGCGCGGACGTAACCGGCGCGACGAACGTAGCCGCAGCCGGAGCGGTAATGGAGTCTGACTTCACCGCGCTCGGCGACCTGCTGGTAGGAAGCGGCAGCGGAACCGCAGCGATGCTATCGCTTGCAGGGTCAAATGCGGATGTCGGCAAGTTCCTGAAAGTGGGAGCAGCCGACGTCCTTGAGTGGGATGATTTGCCCGCTGGCGGCGGCGGAGATTTTATGGCGGACGGTTCAGTGCCCATGACCGACGACCTTCAGTTTGACGACAATGAGGCGATGGACTTGGTTATCCAGACGGTTGCCGATGAAACAGCAGTGCTCGCGTATAGCCCTGCGGTAATCGGCAAAATGCTCTGGTCAACCGCCGAGCTTGCACCCTATATTTGCACGTCTGCAACGTAATTATATAAAAATAAGGAGGATGCTGTTATGGCACCAACTTGGAAAAAAATATCTTTTGCTGCCGACGTGATAGCGAATACCCTGCTGACCGCTGAGTCCGTATGCGTCGCCATTGACTCGGGAGTGCCGACAAAAATAACCTTGGATGCAAGCCACGTTCTTGCCCGCCTTTCTGGAAACATAGTCGGTGCAGACAAGGCCGACCTGCTGACCCTGCTGGGCATTGAGGACGGAGCTGACGTAACCGACGCCGGAAACGTGGAAACTGCCGGTGCCATCATGGAGTCAATCTTCCAGAAGGTAGGAGATTTAATCGTCGGTCACGATGTCGGGGAAGTAGTGCTTCTCCAGACCGCCGCCTTAGCGGCAGACCTTGGCAGGTACTTGAAGGTAGGCCCGTTAGATGTTCTTGAGTGGGCTCCTGTTACCGCCGGAGCTGGCGACTTCATGGCTAACGGCTCTGTTCCCATGACCGGACACCTGCACTTTTCCGGTAAGCAAGCCCTTGACATGATAATTCAGAACGTCGCAAACAAGGCAGCGGTTGATGGTTATGCAGCTCCGGTAGTAGGCAAGCCACTGTTTGCCGTTACGGGAACGGCTGTCTATTTCTGTACGGTTGCGGCGTAATGTATGCGCGGAACAGAACGGATAAAAATGCAGCAGCGGCTTCGTCAGAAGCCAAAGAGCCTTGCCGAAGCAAGAGCTTTACGGGAGCTACAGATTGAGTATGACCGAACCTACGGAAGAACAGATACGGGAGCGGGAGGAACGGGAGGCGCAGACAAGGCTATCCCTGGAAAAGAAGGAAGCGATATTAAACGCTCTCTCAAAAGAATACGAAGCGCGGCTCAACGACCAGATGGCAAACCTGCATAACCAGTTTGTCGCCTTCATCGCCGCTGCGAATGTGCCGCTCCCGCAAACGCTGCTGGTGCTGCAAATGCTGGTACAGGAAACTATCGAACAGGCATACAAGAAATATCTCGGTGGCTAAATGACGGTAGAGTGGAAGAAACTCGCATACTACGAACAGGATTTGGCTACGTCGGCAACGCCCACGTTTGCAGGATTAACCTTGTCGCCGTGGGAGCTGGGAACAGCGACCTATAAAACTCTCAATGATTGGTTTTCAACAATTCAGTCGTCAGGCCGTATCAGCGGCATGGTGCTCACCGCGCACACTGCCGGCGGCGCAGACGGCTCTCTCGACATATCTGCCGGAACCGGAATAATTAAGACCAGCGAAGCGGTAAACGCTGCCACAAAGTTTTTCGACTATCCCGGCGGCAACGTCGTCCCCACCGACAATAAATTAAACTACATCTATCTCGATTATGATGGCGGAAGCCTGACGGTCAAGGCAACGACCGACAGAAGCATTATCCATAACTATGACCAGTTCACCATCGGCAGATGCTACCGGGAAGCAACCGACGCAAGCGACATAACAACCAGCGGCACGAATGTCTATAACGGGTATCGGCGCATACATAATATGCTGGTGAAGCGCTTCGGCTTTGCATGGGCCTCGGGCTCAACCGTATCGGAAGCAGGAACAAGAGGATTAGCGGTTACTGGCGGAACGTGGTTCATTGGGAACACGGAAATAACTACCCTCATTCATAACACTATCTCCGGTGACGGCTCTCCATACGGCTTTGATTTATATTACTTCAATCCGACATCAGGGCTATGGGTAGTTTCAACAGGGCATACGACGCTCGGCAATTCTCAATACAACAACGTCAGCACCGGAACGGGCCTCGCTTCAATCGGCGGAAACAAATATGCAAACTACTGGATATATCTGTGCCCAGCAGGTGATATATATGTTCTCTATGGACAGGCAACATACAATACTCTCGCAGAAGCGCAAGCAACTCAATCTCCGGCCTCGCTGCCTGACTATATTTCATCAAACACGCGCCTTATCGCGCGGCTCACGATAAAGAATGGCGCTACGAACTTTGCGGCTATATCTAATGCGCTGGTAAAAGACATCCCTTCCGGCGTTGCCACGAACCACAATCAATTAGCAGGGCTACAGGGCGGCATAGTCGATGAATACTACCATCTTCCCGTTCCGGTGCAGGGGTATATAGCTTATGCAAACACGACTCCCGCATGGACGGGGCTGGCGCTCGGGGCCGCAGGAGCATACCTTGCCGGAGCATCAGGCGGGAGCGCGGTGCCGACGTGGCAAACCCTCCAGCAGTCGGTTGTCGCGGGCCTCACGACCTCAGACGCGCCCTACTTCGCCGGATTGAACCTCACCGGGAATGTTTCCTTCACCAATGCGGCAGATAACTATGCGGGCGTAAACGCTACTGCTGCGGGAACTCCCGGCAAGTCGCTTTATATTCAGGCGGGGAGCACAACCGGCGGCGGCGGGGGCACTACTTCTTTTGCCGGCGGCTCGTTAGTGCTTACCGGCGGCTGCGGAACGGGAACGACTGACGCGCCCATATATTTAATGACCGGCACGCCCTACGCCGCGAACACCACACTTTGCACTACGGAAACAACGGACGGCGTAGGGAACCCGGCAACGGCGGGGAGAGTATTCACTGCGCCGATTGACTGCACCGGATTAGACAAGGCCACGGATTTCTTAAAAATAGATTTAAAGTGTGACGCTGCAATAACCAGCGGACAACTTGAATTAACCAGCTCCGGCACTTCTGACTCAGAAGAATGGAACATTGATTTAGAACCATTTCTGACGTGCGACGGGGCGTATCATACCTATTACCTGCCCCTTTCCAGTTTTTCAGAGGGCGGCGGCGCTCCGGTTGTTTCCCAGCTTGACTTCATCCGCGCCTACGCATTTTTCGCTTCGGGCAATCATCAGATATGGTGGAAGAACGCTTACATATTATATAAGTTTCGCACCCTGCAAACGCTGTCCACAAAAGTTACCGTCCACGGCAACGGCAATGTTGATTTCACCGGATGCGTCGGCATCGGCACGATTGCACCTACCACGTCCGTTACCCTCATAACTGCTGCCAAGGTTTTCACGGTGGCTGCGACGACATCGCGATACCAAGGAATGAGCCTTACTCCGACTTTTGCGTGTCCGGCTGGCGGCCCTGCAAGTGCGAAGGTTCATACGGTATTGACTGCTACTGGCGTATTTACTGGCACGGCGTGGGGTGCAAGCTCAGGCATTACCGCGATTTCTGCAAGCAACTATACTATATTTACAGAGGATGTGGGCGGCACAAACTTTACTTGTACGGGAGTTTCATCAATAGGGTTAAGCGCTTATGGTGCTTCCATGTACGTTTATAGCGCTACTGGAGTTTTGGCTCAAGGCGTTTCCATAAGCGCTTCCGGCGCATATGTTACTTCACACAGTACCGCAATATATATAGTAAACGATACTGACCACAGCGCAGCAACTCCCCGGCAGTTCGGCCTTTATGTTGAGAAACCGACAAGGGCAACGGCTAATTATCAGGTCGCACTTGCCGGAAGTGGTGCGGGAAGCGGGGTATGGCTTAATGCAGCGGCTCAGACTGCCGCACAGACAAACTACGTGCGTGTGTACGCTTCGGCTGCGTCGGCTCTTGCGGTTGATATTGACGTTTCAGGCTCGCCGACTACAGTGCTGACGCTTTCCTCTGCCGGGAACCTTGTGCTGACCGGCTCCATACAAGCGGCAAGCTATGTCGGCCTTCCGGCAGTGACCTACTCGCGGTCATTCATCATCACGAACCCGACAACGGCCTCAGACGGCCCTATCTGGCGCGTGCCGGTTGCCATTACCATTACCGCTGTCCACGTCCTTGTCGTGGGCGGAACGAACATTATAGGCCAATTATGGGAGTATGACGCGAACGGCGCGAACGGCGCAACCGTTGACTCTGCTGATATTACCGGCCTAACGACAAACGTGAACGACGACGGAACGCTGTCTAATGCAGGTATCGCGGCAAACAACTATTTAGGATGGAAAACAACGAGTGTTTCGGGAGCTGTAACACAGGCGATAATAACTTTTGAATATACTCTGGCGTAGGTAATATATGGCACCACTTCTTGACCTTGAGATGTGTGAATATGCTACAGACGCATTGGCTCTTGCTGCGTGGGTGCCTCTACAGGTCGCCGCAGGAGGAACCATTACCGCTGATGCAACAAATAGGATACATACGTTCACGGCAAACGATAACTTTGTTCCCGCATTTATTGGAACAGGGAGGGTGCAGTGCTGGGGCGGCGGCGGCGGCGGAAGCTACGGCACAACTTACGGCGCTGGCGGTGGCGGCGGCGGAGCGTATGCTGAAACACCAAATGTATCTCTTGTCGCAGGAACTACCTACGCCGTAGTGGTAGGTGTCGGCGGCAAAAGCGGTGGTAGCCCAGCAGCTACAAAATCAACCTTCGCCGCAACAACCGTAGTGGCTGACCTCGGCGTATCCGTTGCTTATTATACAACTGCCCCCGGCGCTGGCGGCCTGGTTGCAAACTGTACCGGAACAATAAAATACAAGGGCGGTACGGGTGGAACAGGAAACGGAACAGACGACTGCGGCGGCGGCGGCGGCGGAGCTGGCGGCCCTGATGGTGCGGGCGCAGACGGAACCAGCGCTTCAACAACAATCGGCGGTGACGGCGGAGCTGGTGACGCGGGAAGTGGCGGAGCTGGCGGGCTACACCAAGTCGGAGGGGATGGTTTGCCGGGAGGCACGGATGCTGTTCACGGCGGCGGTGGTGGCGGTGGAAGCGATAATGACAAACTCCCCGGTGCAGGAGGTTTTCCCGGCGGCGGAAGTGGCGGCGGCGACGCTATGTATGCGTATGGCGGAGCCGGACAGGTAACGGTATCGTATCCGTTCACCATATATCCCTTTAGCGAAAACACCATAAAAAATCAAGGTAGTTATTCTTTAAAAATTGTAGCCGCACAAACGACCTCTTTAGGGAAAACACTAACAAAGGCCATTTCTCCAAATTTTGACCTAAGCAGGGTAAAGGTTATTAGGTTCGATGTTCGAGCCAGCAGAACAGGTTCTAATGTTAAGTTTGGGCTGCATCAACAGTCAATCTCACAAGCCTTTTCGCAAGATTGGGCTACTCAGCCCTATGCAACAACTTCTGCCACAACCGTCAACGGCGTGGGCGGTATATTGACCGTAACATCCACGTCCGCTGACCCGTATATAGACATGACGGGCCTCGGCTCTTTTAGTACGGTAACTAATAATTTTATTAATATCCGCTATCGGGTTGTTTCGGGCTCTCCTACCAAGTGTTCAATTTATTTTTATAATACCCGCCGTACCACGATGAACGCAGACCAGTTAGTAGAAGGAGCAGTGATTTGCGATGGCCTGTGGCATCAGTTAGCATTAGATATGACGGGGAACGCCAACTGGACAAGTTCAAACGTGACCGGCTGGCGCTTTGACTGGTGCGATGCAAATACCGTACAAATGGAGTTTGACAATGTGCGGCTTGCGCCTGACGCTGAAATTGACCATGAAATAACACCAAATGTACTTGTTGCAGATACGTTTAATACCTATATACTAAATCTGAAAGAAATTGCCGATACAGCCAAAAACAAAATAGATAAAATTGTCTTTTCAGTAGCCAACGCAGACGCGCTCAACACTATATATCTTGACAACATTGAAGTCGCTCAGGCGAGCGATGTTTTCGGCATTACCTAAGAAGGAGAACGTATGGCATTAACACCCGAGCAAAAAGACAAAATATCTGAACTGATAGTTCGCTATTCCGGTTTTCCGTTCAGTAACCAGTATGAGGAAAACAAGAATAAATATAATAAACTCATGTTCGGCTCCGACACTAAGCGGCTGCGGATTTTAACCGAGCACCAGGAGGGCACTGAACTGCCGAACAGCATAACGGATAAGGAACGGCTGGAACAGAGCATTGTCCGCATGACGGCGAAAATTGCGGCGCTGACAATAGAGATAGAGGAAGCTAAGGCTGCGCTGCTTGCGGCGGGAGAAATAACGGCGGCTGAAAGGGCCGGGAAAATCAAACCAGAATAGGGAGGGATGGGCTTATGAAGGTAATCGTAACAACAGTATTGACGGCTTTCACCGGAACACCGCATAAGGATTTTGTTGACGGAAGGACAACGGAAAACGACCTTACGCTCAAGACGGCAATCGTGAACAGCCTGACGGCAATCTACAATGACGAGAAGCCGAACGGAGAGGAAAGTTTTAAGCGCGGACAACTTGCTCATAGAGTGTATAAGACAGAATATGAGCTGGATTTAACAGCAGAAAACATTACTGACATCAAAAGACTAATCGGAAAATACTACGGGCCGGCGATTGTTTTCGCAGCCTGGACTATTCTCGAAGGCGGCACTGAAAAACCAAAGTAGCGGTGAACAGGAGTCGTATGATGGGAACTCTATATATGGTAATTGAAAAGACCCGAATGAAGTGGTGGCGGGCGGTTGTCCTATGGCTCTCGCTTGCCGTTAGCTGCATGGTGATACAAATAACTATCGCCTGTGCAGCGGAACTAAGCAGCGACCCGAAGCAGATTGTGAACCCGCTGTATGTACTGGCAATCATATCAACGATACTGTTCTTTCTCTCAACCGCCCTTTTAGGCAAGCTGGTAATCAGCATTGAGGCCCGCTTTAACAAGGGCGATACGAGAATGGAGAATATCGAAAAGTCTATATCAGACACCAAAAGCGCACTCGACAAACTGAGTGGAGCGCATGACGAGCGCAAAAGAAAAGGAGATTGCTAATGATAGGAACTGCCCGAGGATTATTTGTCATAAGCGGATTATCGTTAGTTGTTGCGCTCGTGCTGGTGGCCCTTGTCCTGACTAAACGCGCGGACATTATGGACGTGAACACAACGGTTAAAGCAAACATGAGCCGCATATCTCACGTTGAACAATTAATGACTGAAACCCGCGCGGAGCACGCGGAACGGCTTGCGGCGCAGATGCGGATTGCGGATGCAGCAGAGAAAACTGCGGCTACTGTAGCAAAGGTTGCGGCTGGCGTTGCGCAGACGGCGCTTGAAACAAGAAAGACGGCGTGTGAAACAAGAAAGACGGCGCGTGAAACGG